AGAAATCTCTTGAACATTTAACTGCTGTTCCATTTCAGGAATTAAGGCCTCATCATCTAAGCCCATTTGGTCCATCTGGTCAGCCATCTGCATTTGATGTTGCTGCTTCATTTGTTCGTGCTGAGCTAATAATTGCTTAACTTGATTCTCATCAACCATTATCTGCCCATTAACAATCCAGGCTGGTTGTTGAACATACTGCTCATATTCTTCTTCGTTTAATAAATGTTCATCTTTGCTAAATACTTCATAAATTCGGTATCTATCAACCATTTTCTTATAATATCTTTCATAACCTCTAACATACTCATCATTCTGAGTTCTGTCGATATCCTCTGGGAAATGAGCAGCAAAATCGTTAGCTCTTCCAGTAGCAGGTCTATCATGGTCAAAATCAGCAGTATTATTATTAGAATTTCTTATAGCCTTTTCATACATAGGATATAATTTAGCTGCCTGGTCTTTAGTAAATAGTCTTGATACTATAATATTCTCAGCATCATTAAAGAACTTATCTCTAGAGTTGGGGTCTACATAAACATCAAGAGGGTCAACATCATGAATACATACTTCACCTTTACCCATATCCATCATTGGGTCTTGATATACTTGAATATACCCTAAACCAGTAACATAATAGTCATCAATCATTTGTCGAACTACTGTTCTTCCATCAGATATGTCATACATATATGCCAATAATGCGCTCATTGTCTGAGCTACCTTATTGTCAGAATCTTCTCTTGGAGCCACTCTAAATGCTGGTCTATTAGCAGACATCATCGCTTTTGCAGCTTCTACAGCAGGATGTATCCTATTAACAACAATGGGGGCTTGCCCCCTTGCTTTTAAAACATCCTCTTGCTCTTTAGTCCATTGTCTTCCGAGCCTAAACTCTTTATCCTCCTGGACATGCTGAGCCCAGCTATCTCGTTTCTTACCATATTCCTGCCATAAATCGAGAGTTTCATCTACTAGAGGTTTGCCTGAAAGCTTCTTTTTATTGGTATTTGCCATCTTGCTAATTTAACTCCTACATAGTCAACCAATCAAGGAATTTCTTTTTCTTTTTTTTATTATACTTTTCTTCGTCATACTCCTTGAGTCTACATGGCTTAGCTCCATCGAGAGCTGTCCATACTCCATCCATAACATCGTCATGCTTTCCTCTAGGATATGATAAGAATTCCTGTTGGCCTTTTATATCTTCTGGTCTCCAATAGAATTGCTTTCTTGCAAACATTGGAACTAAAGATAGTAATCGTTCTGATTTTCTAGTTCTTGGCTTTACACCCTTTTCTAATCCAGGTATGTATAAGCCCTTTTCCTTCATAATATCTCTAACGCCTACTCTAAGAGCTTCCTGGTAGCCAGTAGTCTCTATTTTCATTCTTCTAGGTTTATACTTCATATAAGTATCAATAATTCTCTGTGGCTGTTTAGAAGGAGTAAGTCTTTCTCGAACTACATCAAGTACATATTTATTATTTTCATTATCTATACCAATAGTGGCAATAACGAAGTAGTCCGCACGAGCCGACAGGGAGGAGGCTGGGTCCACCCCGCTATATACCTCTATTGGAATAATAGTCTCTTTATCGTCTATCTGTCTAACTAAACATCCTTGTCCATTACGTATTTCAAAGTCATAATGATGTAATTGCATCCACTCAGGTTTAAATGGAGCATTATCAGGTGACTGAGCTATATTCATGTATTCTTGATAGAATCCATTTAGATTTCCTATACTAGCGAACTCTTCTTTAATCTGCAAGATTCGTTCCCTAGGAAATCTTCCAGGCCAGATACTCTTTTCATCGTCATCCCATATACTATACCATAATACTTTCCATGCAGAAGACTCTTTTATCCAATACAAGAAACAATCCTCTGATATTACTGTTCCTATCATAACTAATTTACCATCATCTGATAAAGAAGGTACAACAGCCTCTGTCATCCATTTCTTATTCTTAGCCCTAGCTTCTGGAGTAAATGCATTAAGTTCTGACTCAAAATCGTCTACTATAATAAGATTAGGTCGTGTATCGCCCTCAATGAATCCTCTAACTCTCTGTCCTGTGCCCACAGCTATGATTCTAGTACCATTAGCAAGTATTACATCGTTATTAGTCCATCTCTTTGCTGTTTCAGGCCCCATATCTCCAAACATCTCTCTAAAAGTATCTGAATTACCTAAATGATACTTTATCCTAGATAAGAAGTTAATAGACTGAGTCTGTGATTCTGATATAATAACTATAAATAAATCCTCGTCACTTCTTTTAAAAGCTGCCTTCCATAAAGGATATATCAAAGAAGTTGTTGTACTCTTTGCTGTACCACGAGGGGCCGCTATTGCGACCCTTCGCTGTTCGTTGTCGGATAAGGACTTGTATATATCGAAGTGGAAAGGAGGTATCTCCTTTCGGAGGGCTGTTGGGAAGCAGTACCTTCCAAACAAAGCCATATTATTATATAGCTTCTTTAATGCTTGTTGTTGAGCATATTGCTCTTCATAATTACTCATCTAGTTCTTTAGTCGTTGTCCTTGACGCTGCTATCTGAGATTCTTCTTTTACTATATCATCTATCATAGTGACAGATTTAGATTCTATCTTATCTACAGTCTTAGCTAGGAACTTCTCTTTCATTCCATGCATATCCTGAAGATTCTCTACAGCACGCATCATACTAGGGACATCTTTCTTGTCCTTAGCTGTCCTAATTGCATCTTCTAGCAAGTCAAGAGTATATTTCTCTGTTAACCCATGCTCAAGCAATAATTTCTGTAGTTCTTCTCTTACCATCTTTTTAAAGACCTCCGATTTCATTGTTCTTTTCCATTTACGTCTTTGAGAGCTAGTTACAGCTCCTAAAGCCCATTCAATGGCTAAATCATAGTCTGGCTTCAATGCAAACATTTGCGCCAGATTCTTTAACTTATCCTGTCCTGATTGAACTTCTATATAACTCTTACCTGTAAAGGTTACATTAGTTTTTCTACCAGCGACCACAAGTTTCTTACTAGGGTATTTAGGATTAAAAAAGGTATAGCCCCAAGGAAAACGAAGATATACACTATCGCGACCAGAGCTCGAAGTGTATACCCTTTTGGATATGACTTGAGAAACATAGCCGTCGTCACTCGCTCCGTAATCTCCTTCTTCAACTTCTCTCCAGTGCTTAAATGTGAGTCCAGACTCATTTGCTTCCTCCTCCCTAAAGACCTTATATGTTTTAGGCCCTTCCCTATGTTTTATTTCTATTTCATACATTAAAAAAAGAAGTTTTGAGCTCTTTTTATTGTGGCTTCATCTGGAGATGTATGATGGAACTTATAATAAGCCTCTCTAGCCTTCCCTTGCTCACCTGAGCCAATACTTCTTAAATATTCATCTGACCCAGTTTGAGCTATAACATTAGATAAAAACATAGCATCCGCTTGTTCTGGAGCCCATTCTCTAGGGTCACTAGAGATACCTTGAATAAACTCATCTCCAAATCCAAGATTTCTCATTCTTTGCCTTGCTGTATCTACGCTAGCATCTGTAAATTGATAAGCTCCTTTAGCAGAAGTTTGTTCTTGACCTGCTTGTGGAATATTTACAGCTAAAGGATTATCATCACTCTCCATTATTCGAGTGTCTCTAGCAAAATTATGAATATTAGTCAAAAAAGACTCTCTGTCGCTTCCCTCTAGTTTTAATCTATCCATCTGTCTTTCAAGCATAGATGCAGTCTCTCCTGAGTATGGATTTTCAAATAAAGATTTAGTACCAAAAGCCTCAGCCTCCACATCTCTACCTATGCTAGGTGTGAATTGTGTTTGATTGTAATTATTGGGATTCTCCATAGTACTTACCTCATAAACCTTCTGATTCATAGGATTTAAAGCATTATCACTAGGTTTTTCGTTAACAGCCACTATTCCTCTTCCCAGACTCTATCAGCTGCTCCAGAGTGCTTTACTGCACCCGCAGTACCTAATAATCCAGCCATTAAAGCATAATCCCTCTTATCATAAGGGGGTTCCATTAAAGGCTTTCTAGAAGTTGATGCCCTTACACCTGCTTTACCAACATTCTTCGCATCTGCTATAATTTTGTCTATATTCTTCATATTACTAGGCTGTTTGACTGTAGTAGCTCTCATGAAATTCATAAAATCTTGCTGTCTATTAGGACCCCTCATATGCTCTTCACCCATCTCTCGAAGAACTCTACCCCTATTAGGGTCCATATCTAAGTGAGATAGTGTACCAGACCTCTGCATCTGTCCTCTGCCAACATCCTTCATTGTCTTATTTACTACTCTTTGGCTAATTCCATACTTTGGCGCCATCTTTCTAGCTGCGGCATATCCAAACTTCTTTACTAATATTAAAAATAATCTAGCCATTCTTAATACCCCTCTTCTTCAGGATTTCCAAATCTTTGTAAAGCCTCAGACAGTTTCCGACCTGATAAACCTGCTCTTCCTACACCTCTCATCATATCTTGTGATACTCTTCCAGGTGCCCCTGCGTAAGGATTAGTAGTTGGTGCTCCAAGTGACATGTCTGAATAAGGATTGCCTACGACTTGCTCTCTAATATGTCTTATACTACCAGGGATTATAGGCGCTTGTTGCGGCATACCCTGCATCAGTCTTGGGATGTTCTCATCTAAGTACCGAGGTCTTTGGCCTCTTCCTAAGTCCTCATCCCACTCGTAGGGATACCACCTCTCACTCGTAGGGTCAGGACCCAGGTCCTCCATATGCGCCTCTTCTTCTTCTGGCTGAATCTTCTTTTTCTTTCTAAATTTGTCAAATATTCTTCCTAACGCCATTTATTCCCCTTTAGAATGCAGTTTATTCCCAATACTAGTGGAATAAACAACTTTCTTCTTTTTCTTTGCCATAACGACTCCTTGTGTTAACCATATAACTTAAGAAAAAAACAGACAATAATGCAAATACTATGTTTCGCGCGCTATAGTACCTAAATAAGTACTATTACTCTGTCTTTTTAAATAAAGTATAGTAGTACTACTTATCTGTAGCAACTATAGTACTACTTATAGTACTACTACGTAGTAAAATC